TTTCAATGAAGATGCTGTTGGAGGCACTGTAACAGGTATAATTCCGAAGAAAGTCTGGGTTATATCCATTATAGTGAAGGCACCTTGCTGGTCATTTTCAGCAGCTGTCAAAACAACTGGTGAAAACATGTGATATTTCTTAAGGACGTCTCTAAATGAGAAAACACTCTTCTGCGCGACGTCTTGACGCGGTTGAGAGTGTGTATTTGGGGCCACCAATTGCTCTTGAGACATATCCATATCGGACATGGGAGTAATTAATGGTTGAGATGATGACTGAGGTTTCATTTTATGCGTTGTTCTCTCAAGAACAGTATAATCGTCATCAGTATCATACTGTTCTTCAATGATTACTCTTTGCCTACGCTGTTTAAAGAGATTCGGAGCTGGTAGTGTTACTGGTAAAAGACTGTTAGCTAAAGCTAATGTTGATACTTCGTAATCATCTGCAGCCGCTATAAAAACGTTGAAAAATATTGTTGAGGGTGTCCCGCTAGGGGCTACCAATGGGTTTAAAACGGTTACATTTAACATACCCATAGTGTCTGACGCTGTTATCAAATTGGAATTTGGTACATACAGATACGGAGTGATAGCGGTAAACGGAACGGTGAATTCTATAGTATTGGAGCCTTGATTAATCTCAACGGCTTGCCCATACTGAGATGTGGCGGACTGCAAAGATCCTGAAGGCGATGGAATATACTCTCCATAATTAAATGAAAAGAATATTTTGCCAGTCTGGAATGATGTAGCAACTATTTGTATCTTATACGTCAGGCCTCCCTTGTAAAAAGCAAAAGGGGCTGTCAAATATGATAACAAAGGGGCTGCTGTTATCTTGCCGTCTTCACATCTAGTGGGCATCGGGTTCATGGGCCAATATGCAATTGTATCTCCAACTCCATCTCTGGTAGTTAAAGGGAAAGATCCTAAATAAGAATATTTCTTTTTTAAATAATCAAATGACATTTCGTCCGTTAATGTGGCGAATGTGTCTGATGTAACTGGGGATACTTTTTGTGGGTCTAAGGATAACTTATCTATATATTCTACTCCTGAGCCAAAATTCATATATTGAGTGGTAACTACTTTATCTGCTTCTGTTATGCGGGGATCCGTTGGATTATCAAGTCCAAAAATACCCACAGCAGCATCAATAGCGTCGCCCAATAAATCATCTGGCACTATTTTGCTAGCTATTGTATCTAAAATTCGTTCTTTGGATTGGGGTTTCAGTCTAACAACTGCGCTTGGGGTTGTCCGGCGCGGTACTTTAAACTGATTATCGAGAAATTGAGAAAATATACTAATGGAGACATTATCAGTGGTTGAAGCTGACAATGCCAATTGATTAAAAACTACTATATATACAAAACCTAATGTATTGTCTGTTGCAACCGCCGCTGTGTCTGCTATGTTCAAATATGCCTGCAATGAGTTGAATGGAATTTCCATATCAGCTACAGTGTTGGCATTTGGAAATAGATAACAGCATTGGTTGACAGTTAAAGATGAAAAGTTTGAAGTCAAAGAAGACTCAATCATGGAAACATTTGTTAAAGGAACAAATGCAGCCACAACAGAGCCTTGGGTTAATGGGGATCCTGTAACTTGAAATTGCAAATGGCATGTTCCGTTCCAGAACGTGAAGTTCTTAAATGGAGCAGCTGATAATCCTGTTGTTATTAAATCTTGGGGGACACGAAGCCTAGATAGTATCGTATGCGAACCTTGGCTAGAAAGCCAAGGAACGTTAGTCACTAAACTAAATCTACGTGTCATCATATCTAAATCCCATGGCTGTTCCTGTATTACGTTGCGTGATATTAAATGCTTGCCGGGTGCTCCTGGGCGAGAAGAGAAATTAGTTGGCTCTCTTGTCGTCAGTCTCACTCCTAATTGTGTTGTATGTATCATTTCAGTTGAAGATTGGTCGTCTTGTCCCTTAATACTTGTTCCCTGAGGTGAATTCATATTAAAGTAATAGTTTTATGTCATTGCGGACAGGGATAAGGACAATCTAATGTATATATTCTAAATCTTCAAAATCTGATCCATACTCTCCTGCGTTATATAATTTGGTTAATAATCCTTCTGACATAAATCTGGGGTGAATACTTAATTGTTTGCTCTCTAAATAATTCTCTATATGCTTCATATATTTATGGTATGATTCGTAATGTAAAAATGCTTCGCGTTGAAAATTCTCTAACTTTACTGTTGTCATTTCAATATCCAAAACGCCATTCTTGATATAATTCAAAGTTCCTTCCATAGAGACCACATCTAATGGTCCTACTACAGAATTCAACTTTGGATGTCTCAAAAATCGACGTTTCAAAAAAGAAACTTCACTTAAGGGCTTAAACATATTATTTTCTTTCCATTCCGATTTATCAGCTGGTGTGAAATCTAAACCTATGCTCATCATAACTTCTTTTATGACCATAGGGTTAAAGACATCTTTGCATCTGTCTTTCACACTAACTAATTTATCATCTCCATAAACATAATCCAAAATATCTGACAAGAATTCCAAAACTGTTGGTTTTCTATTCCTTTTTAAACATCCCTTATAGTAACAATAAGCACTATAGGTACGATTCATCAAGGAATTGTAAAAAGCCGTCAAAGCTATACCTGAGGGTAAATTATGGGTTGATATAAACAATTGCGATCCTACAATGATTGGGGTACTGATTATTAATTCCAACAAAAAGC